GCTGCTGCAGGCGCTGAAGATCATGTTCCCGAAGCGTCGCTGACCACATGGCCAACACGGCACCGATCACGCTGCAAACTCTGTTTCGGTATTACAAGGGCCTCCCCCATCAGGCCGCGGCGATCAGTCTGCTTGAGCAGGATCTGGCCGCCAATGGATACCAGAACGCGATGCGGCGTGATCGGCCGTGGTTTGAGGCATGGAGCCAAGATGGCAAGCAGCTGGATCTCAGTGCCGGCATCAACCTGATCAAACAGTTTGAGGGCGTCCACCTCTCGGCCTACCCTGATCCACTCAGCGGTGGCGAGCCGTGGACGATCGGCTACGGCACCACTCGCTATAGCGGCGGCGTGCCGGTGAAGCGCGGCGACAAGATCAACATGATCGAAGCCGACATGCTGCTGCGGCTGGAGGTGGATCGAATCGCTAACAAGTTGGCCACCACTATCCCCCACTGGAAGCTGATGGATGACAACCAGCGATCTGCGCTGGTCAGCTTTGCCTACAACCTGGGCGAGGGTTTCTACGGTGCCGCCGGCTTTGAGACGATCAGCCGCGTGCTGCGTGATCAAGCATGGGACCAGGTGCCCAAGGCCATGGAGTTGTACAGGAACCCTGGCAGCAATGTGGAGGCCGGCCTGCTACGGCGGCGGTTGGCCGAGGGTGAACTATGGGGTGACCATGGCTCCAAGAAGCAGCAGGAACCAGCCAGGCTGACGCCCGACTCATCGTTCAGCGCACGGATCACGCCGCACATCCGGTTGGGTGAATTTGCGCTGGATCAGGAGGCGCGGCGGTTCCAGCACCAGTATCAGGTGAATACTGCAGCCGAGCTGGCAGCGTTCCTAGAGCGTGTGCGTCAGCAGTTCGCCGGCAAGGGCATCATCATCACGAGTGGCTACAGGCCAGCTGCGATCAATAAATCCGTGGGTGGCGCAACGAACAGCGAGCACCTCTACTCCGCACCAGGCGTTGGTGCTGTTGACTTCGTGATCGATGGCGTTGATATGAAAGCTGTCGAGAACTGGTGCGATAAGAACTGGCCGTTCAGCCTCGGTTACGCTGCTCCAGCCTTCATTCATCTCGGCCGCCGTGCTGATGGCCAACGGCGCCGCTGGGATTACGCCTGATGTTGCTTCCTGATCATGAAATCGCCCGCCTGTGCAAGCAGGAGGCGATGGTGACGCCGTACAACGACGACAACCTCAACCCGGCCAGCCTGGATGTCACCCTGGGCGATCGGATCATGATCGAGGTGGCGGGCCATCCCGAACTGCAGATTCTGGGCATCACGGGCCACACCGAGGAGGATCCGTTCTGGATTCAACCTGGCGAATGGTTCTTGGCCGAGACGAGGGAGATCTTCAACCTGCCCGATCATGTCGGTGCGCAGTTTGTGCTCAAGTCGAGTCGCGCTCGCGAAGGTTGGGATCATGCCGAGGCCGGATGGTGTGATCCAGGTTGGTATGGCTCCAGGCTGACCATGGAGCTGAAGAACAGTCGCCGGATGCATCCGCTGCCGATCTGGCCTGGCTTGAAGATCGGGCAGATGAAGTTCCTGCTGGTCAGCGGCCGACCTGATCGCAGCTATGCGGAATGTGGAAGATATAACGCCGATCTCGGCGTCACCGCCAGCAAGGGCTAGCGTCGATCGGGAGATGCCTGGGCCTCAGCGGGACGGCTGGGGCCTTTTCATTGGATGCACCAACGGCGCCATCCGTAGCCGATGGATCATGCCAGGCGCTTCAGCTGGATCATCCAGCGGGATCATGGTGTAGTCATCGCAGCCATGCTGTTCGGCGAAGGTGGTCGCCGCGATGTGCGTATCGAACGGTCCGACGTGCCACGGACCGATTCGGAGGATGTAGGTCATCGCAGCAGGCTAACCGGCAGGCGCCGTTGCCCTCGCTACCGTTTAACAAGCCGGGGCTGCTGCCCATGCGGGCTTACATCGTGGAGATCACAGCCAAGGTGCTGGTGCGCTCCGACACCGATGCCAGTGAGTTGCCGGCTGACATTTACTCCCAGATCGCTGAGTTCATACGCAACGACGACGAAATCCTCGACTTAGAGGTCTACGCCGTTCCCTTGCCAGCCGATCTAAGTGGATCAGCATCGAATTGATGAGACACGGCTGGTCACTCGGCGATCCGCCCGTGATCAGATCCACCTGGCTTGGAACTATCAGTGCGCTTACTGCGGCGATCCACTCGGCCGCTCGCCAACGCTGGATCACGTCATCCCGAAAGCGCATGGCGGCCTGACCGTGCGCGAGAACTTGGTTAGCTGCTGCTTCATGTGCAACAGCCAGAAGGGCCACAAACCCTGGGTGGACTGGTATCGCGCCCAGCCGTTCTGGTCAGCACTCAGCGAGTGGGCGATTGCCACCTGGCTACATGGTGAGCACGATTGTGACCACCAGGATGCCGCCTAGCCAGGTCAGCCCAAACACCACCACTGGAGGGATATTCATCGCGCCAGCAGGTGGTCGAGGTACAACTCGGCCTGCCACATATCGCTGGAATAGCGGCAGATGCCACCAACGCAGCTGCGGTAATACAGCTCAAACCCTGGCCGATCAAGCGTCTCGATCCAGCCGCCATCACGCTCGGTGCGGCTGACCACTACTGGTTCGTCCATTTCGCCTCCTCGCGATGGATCCATGTCTTCAGCCCAGCCACATAGTCACGCAATACCTGCGCCTGTTGCAGGTGCCAATCCTCGCCGGAGTCAAACCACAGCCGATTATGTCGGTCGATAGCCTGCAGCGACTGATGGATCATCACGTTCCACGGCTCACGAATTGGCGTGTTGAACTCACGCTTGGACACGGCGACCAGGGCGGCCTTTATCAGTCTGGCGAAGGCAACGCACGATCAAACATCTCGCAGGTGATCGCATACCGCCCACCACTGCGCCGTGATTCCGGGATCATCAACTCGCAGCGATGCTTGCCCATATCCCATTGCAGGCAGTCCCAGCACATCACGCCAGCACTCTTGGGCCTGATGCTGGCCAGGGCGGCCTGGAAGACTGTCTCAGCTCGCAGCAGCGCCTCTTGCAGCTGGATTGTGCCAGTGTCGACGTTTAACTGCTGCTCAGGCTTTGGCCCCAATGTGATGAGTGCGTGCCAAGTCCGGTCAGCGCGATCGCAGACAAGCAATAGGCGGCCGGACTTCAAGCGGATCATTCATCCTCGCCGAAGCTCGGTTGGTGATACAACCGCTCTAGCTGCATCGTGATTGGTTCGCCTTCCACGATGTCTACCGGATCGGTGACATCCTTAGCAACGAAGACCAGCCGAGAGCCATAGGGCTTGATCACCAGCAAACCGACGCGGCGTGATTTAGCAAGGAAGCGGACCGCAGCCCACTCAAGCCAGGTCAGTTGGAGGTGTTCGCGCATGACTCCATCTTGGCGATCAATCGTTGCAGATACCACTCTGCTTTGAGCGCATCCTCCAAGGCGTTGCCCTTGAGCCACATGCGGATCATGTACTTCAGCGCCTGGCCCTGCAGGTATGCCGGAACCATGTGCGGCGCATCGGAGATGACCGCCTCGATGAAGTCAATCGCCTCGACGGTGCCGGCCTGGTAGTGGGCCGGATGATTCACGAGATCTGCTGCTCTGCGTTCTTCCATTTCTTGCGCGTGATGATGTTGTGGATGTGCGTGAAGCTGACCCCATAGATGGCCGTCAGCTGTTTAATGGTCCACCCTGCAGCGTGCAGTTTTCGGATGTCGATGGCGTTCTGCGGCGTCAATACAGCATTTCCGGGCACATGGCCTGCCTTGAAGCTGGTGCGCGTTGCAGTCCTTACCGCCACTTGTCACCCAGCAACACCTGGCGGCACACCTCAATGGCCTGCTGCGCTTGCTTCTCGGTCATGACCGATTCGGTCTCATCCATCGCCTTGACCACCCGCTGGAAGATCTGCTCGTAGCTGGTGTCGCGGAAGTTGGCGGCAATGTCGCGGCAGAACTCTTCCCACAGGCCCGTCACGGTGCCCCGCAGCGGATGACCATACGGCAGATCCTCACGGCCGCTGCGTTGATAGAGCGCCTCCATCATGTCGGCACGTTGCTGGTCAAGTCTCATGGTCGAGGTACTGGCGAAGGTTGAGGAGTTCAGCGCAAAGCTGCTCGCGGTTGCGGATGCCCATCGTGCCGCGGAGTTGATCGACACGGATGTTGATCAACAGCCGCAGCCGATCGCGTTCTGACTGCTGGCCAGCCTTGAAGGTGTTGCTGCCTTCGAGCAGGCTATAGAGGCGAGCACGGGCTGCTGGGTTCATGCCACCTCCACGGTTGCATTAGGCCAGCGGTTCTGGGCGTAGCGGATCGCGGCGCTGACATTCTCAGCTTTTGTGATCCACAGCATTGGCTTGGCTCCACCGGGGAAGACCATCAGCCGGTATTCCTTAACCCTGGTGCCATGCCGCGGCCTGCTGATGCCTTCGCCGTAGATTCCTTGTTCCTCAGGCGGTGTGCGCCATTGGAAGGCGACAGGTGAATCAGTCATAGATGGCGCTCTCGGTGACGGCTTCGACGTTGAGCCACTCAAGCTCTGACCACCACGGAAGCCAAGTCTTTGCGGCGATTTCTTTAGCTTCTGTCAGGCTGTGGGCGTGGATGCACTCGCAGACATTGGCGGTGCGTATCTGGAAGTAGTAGCGGCGGGGGGCAGTCATCGACGCACCTCCACTGCTGACTGCGTGCCGCTATGGGTGGCGCCGTGATGCGCGGTGGCTTCAAGGCCGATCATCGCGAACACAGCCGCAACGATCACAAGGCAGATGGCGTTGTTGATTCGATCGATCATGGGAGGTACTGGTTAGCCCAGCGGATGAGTTGATCTCTGGTGAATGGCCCCCGCGGATCAGCGTCGGGGAGATAGACGGTGTAGAAGAAGTCCTCGGTGCTGATCGTGCCGCCCATCTTGCGGACGGCGTAGTGGATCAGCTTGATGGTGCGGAAGCGGGTGGGCATGTCTGGCTGAGTGCGGGCTAAGTGTGCCCCGCCTACAGGGCACGGTCCAGAACGGTGTGACAGTTC